TTTACAGATTTGCGCGGATTTACCTCGTTAAGTGAAAAACTGACCCCACAAGAGGTTACAGAGGTTATGAATGCAACTTTGACGGTTCAAGTAGAAGAAATACAGCGTGCTGGAGGTTTAGTAGACAAGTTTATTGGCGATGCATGCATGGCAATTTTTTCGGCTCCTTTGGATCTTGAAGATCAAGAAGGACGAGCGGTGACTGCTGCAATACGCATACAAGAGCGAGTCAAAATGTTAAACGATACTCTCCCGGTAGAGGTAGCAATCGGTGTTGGCGTTAATTCTGGAGAAGCAGTGGTTGGCAACATGGGGTCCAACACGCGATTCGATTACACAGCTATTGGAGACGCTGTAAACGTAGCCGCTAGATTAGAAAGCGCAACCAAGGAAGCAGGGGCAGATATTTTAATTGGCCACAATACTGCACAAAATTGCAAATTTTTGTTAAAATCATTAGAGCCAATTAAGGTCAAAGGCAAAAGTGAGCCTTTAAGGATATATACATGGGATTCAAAGTTGCAATCATCAGTACCGGATTACTCATAGCAGTAGCAACCGGATCTTGGTTTTACATCCAAGCGCAAGGCAAAGAGATTGCGACTCTCAAGGCAAATGCAATTGTTCTTAAAGATAAAATAGAAGAGCAAAACGCCAGCATAGATAATTACCTTGCTAAGCAAAAAGAAACCACTGAGCAGATAAATCAACTAAACGCGCAAAATCAAGAATCGATGCGCGAAGTCAACCAGTTACGAAACACATTTCAACGCCACAGCCTTGGCAATCTTGCACTAGCAAAACCCGGATTGATTGAAGGCGTGATCAACAGAGGCACGGCAAAGGTAAAAACCGACTTTTTGCAGTTAACGGACCCAAACATGTTTGAGGAGAAAGATGAAGAATCTACTGCTAATTAGTTTGGTTATTTGTGTTAGCGGGTGTTCGTTGTTTCAGCCGCGCACACCACCAGTTGAAGTCAAAACAATAACCCTGCCTGCCCCAATGTATCACCCTCCTATGCCTCTTGAAGTAAATCTTCAGGATATTAAATGGCGCGTGTTGACCCCAGAAGTTATGGAAGAATATTTGCAGTTGGTCAAAGAAGGCAAGGCTCCGGTAGAGCCTTATTATGCTCTATCAACACAAGGATATGAGTCTTTGAGTATGAACATGGCGGAGTTAAAAAGATACGTTACAAATGTGTTAGCCATAATCGAGTATTATAGAGAGCAAGATAAAACAATAGAGCAAAAGGAGAAACCAGATGAGTAAGTCGCCAGAAGCTTTTGTTTATCAGGCAGAGTTAGATAGGGTTGTTGATGGAGACACTATCGATATAATTTTAGACCTTGGTTTTGATGTGAAATTACACAAACAAAGGGTACGCTTGCATGGCATTGATACGCCTGAGTCTAGAATAAATACAAAAAGATATCCTGAAAGGACTCAAGAAAAAATCATGGGCAAAGCAGCAAAGGAAAGATTAAAGGAACTGTGCTTTGGAAAATTTAAAATCAAATCTCTCGGAAAAGGCAAGTACGGAAGAATCCTTGGTATACCGTACAGTGAATCTGGTGAAGACATTTGTCAGATACTTATTAACGAAGGACATGCCGTTGAGTATTTTGGCGGTAAGAAACTTGCCAAGGTCCGAGCAGATGGAACATGGGGAGAATAATATGAAAATATCTGAAGAAGGAAAGGCGCTTATTAAAAAGTTTGAAGGCTGCGAGCTGGAAAGTTATCACTGTAGCGCAGACGTAATCACAATAGGTTACGGGCATACCAAAGGTGTAAGCGAGGGTGACACTTGTACTCAAGAAGAAGCTGACCAGATGTTAGCGGACGATTTAGAGGAGTTTGAAGGATACGTTGAAAAGTACGTCGAGGTTGAGCTTTCTCAAAACCAAAGAGACGCTTTGATTGCTTGGACCTTTAACCTTGGTCCTGCCAACTTGAAAAGCAGTACAATGCTTAAAGAATTGAATTCTGGTAACTACGCAAAAGTACCTTCAGAAATGCGCCGCTGGAACAAGGCTGGCGGAGAAACGCTAGAGGGTTTAATTCGCAGGCGAGAGGCAGAAAGTTTGTTGTTTGAAGGCAAAGAGTGGCATGAGGTCTGATGGGAGAAATTTCTCTTAAAGACTTTGATATTCTGTCACAAACAGATCAGGCAGAAGCTGTCGCGCTGTTGAATCGATACGAACAGCTTAAAAAACAAGAATCTTGTCAGAAAGACTTTATTACCTACATCAAGCATTTATGGCCAGAGTTTATAGAAGGCCGTCACCACAAGATTATCGGGGAAAAGTTTAACCGTATCGCGCAGGGCAAGCTCAAAAGGCTTATAGTTTGTCTCCCCCCTAGACACTCTAAGTCTGAGTTTGCCAGCACCTATTTTCCTAGTTGGATGATGGGTCTTCGCGGTAACTTAAAAATTATACAAACAACTCACACAGCTGAGTTAGCGGTTCGATTTGGACGTAAAGTCAGAAACATCATTGATAGCCAAGATTACAGTACGATTTTCCCAGACCTCAAACTGCAAGCTGATAACAAGTCGGCAGGAAGGTGGACCAGTAACCAAGAAGGAGAATTCTTCGCAGCTGGTGTAGGAGGTGCAATTACAGGGCGTGGCGCGGACTTGCTTATAATCGACGACCCTCATTCTGAGCAAGACGCTATGTCTCCGACTGCAATGGAGTCAGCGTATGAGTGGTATACGTCTGGACCTAGACAGCGTTTGCAGCCCGGAGGGATCATTATCATCGTAATGACCAGATGGTCTACAAAAGATCTGGTTGGCAAGGTTTTAAAGAAACAAGGCGATGACAACGCTGATCAGTGGGAAGTAGTAGAATTTCCAGCGATTATGCCTGAGACAGAAACTCCGCTCTGGCCTGAGTATTGGAAAAAAGAAGAATTACTTTCTGTCAAAGCTTCTTTGCCGTTATCTAAATGGAACTCTCAGTGGTTGCAGAATCCAACAGCTGAAGAAGGATCTATTGTAAAACGCGAATGGTGGAATACGTGGGAAAAAGAAGTGCCTGCGTACTCTTACGTTATACAGTCATACGATACAGCGTTCAGCAAGAAAGAAACCGCAGACTATAGCGCTATAACAACTTGGGCGATTTTTAGTCCTGCTGATGGCGAAGCCGATCAAATTATATTGTTAGATGCTAAGCGGGTGCGCGTAGACTTTCCTGAACTAAAAAAACTGGCTTGGGATGAATACAAATATTGGGAACCAGACTGTGTGTTGATCGAAGCAAAAGCAAGCGGAACGCCGCTTACGCAAGAATTAAGAAGAATGGGTATTCCAGTAACATCTTACACGCCAAGCAGGGGCCAAGACAAAATTGCAAGAATGAATTCGGTTGCGCCTATATTTGAAAGCGGAATGGTCTGGGCTACTGAGGATACGTTTGCTGACGAGGTAATAGAAGAGATGGCTTCGTTTCCTTTTGGCGATCATGACGATTATTGCGACTCTGCTACAATGGCATTGATGCGGTTCAGACAAGGTGGGTTTGTGGCCCTCGATGAAGACTATCAAATGGAGGCAGATTTATTACCACGTAAGCGTGTTGTTTATTATTAAAATGCGTCAGAAGTGTTAAACTGAAAAACTATGGCTATCGAAAAAAGAGAATTAGGCACGCAAGACGACCCTAGTATTGCTATTGGAGGTAGTGCTGTAGAAGTTTTCCCAGAGCCTACTAGACAAGATCAGATACGAGAAGCCGCTGAAATACTTGTTAACGAAGAAGGCGTGCTTGTTGACGACGAGATGTTAGAAGAACCGCCAGCGCAAGATCAAAGTGCGTTTGATGCTAACTTGGTAGATTTTATTGACGAGAGTGAGCTGCAAAGTCTTTCTAGCGACATCTTATCAAGCATTAGGCAAGACAAAGACTCTCGAAGCGAGTGGGAAAAAACATACGTTGATGGCTTAAAGTATTTGGGCATGAAGTTTGACGAATCTCGCTCTGAGCCGTTCGAGGGTTCTAGTGGTGTAATACACCCAATACTAGCTGAAGCGGTTACACAGTTTCAGGCTCAAGCTTACAAAGAAATGCTCCCGGCTAAAGGACCAGTAAAGACACAGCTAATTGGACAAAGAAGCGCCGACACAGAAGCACAGGCTGACCGCGTTCAAGAGTTTATGAACTTTTACATCATGAACGTGATGAAAGATTATGATCCAGAGCTGGATATGCTTTTGTTCTATTTGCCACTAGCAGGCAGCGCGTTCAAAAAGATTTATTTTGATACGGTTTTGAATAGAGCTGTATCTAAGTTTATTTCACCAGAAGATTTGATCGTTCCTTACGAGGCATCAGACTTATCAAGCGCTGAGCGTGTTACGCATGCAATTAGCATGTCTCGTAACGAAATTAAAAAACAACAGCTTTCCGGTTTTTATGCAGATGTAGAGATTAAAGAAAGCTCATATGATCCAGATGATTCGGATGTCCAAAAAGAAATAGATGACATCGAAGGCGTTGGGCCTTCTTATGCCGAAGACAGGGATCACACTGTATACGAAGTACACACAATTTTAGACTTAAAAGGATTTGAAGACGCTGGGCAAGACGGAGAGCCTACAGGCTTGAAGCTTCCTTACATCGTAACAATAGACGAGTCGTCACAAACCGTCTTATCGATTCGCAGAAACTATACAGAAGGCGATCCTTACAAGAACAAAATTAATTATTTTGTGCAGTACAAGTTTTTGCCGGGGCTGGGATTCTATGGGTTAGGTCTTTCGCACATGATTGGCGGTCTGTCTAAGGCATCTACATCCATATTGCGACAGCTAATAGACGCAGGAACTCTAGCTAATTTACCAGCTGGCTTTAAAGCCAGAGGCATGCGTATTAGAGATGAGGATGAGCCACTACAGCCGGGAGAGTTTAGGGATATTGATACGACTGGCGGTTCTTTAAGAGAAAACTTAATACCGCTGCCTATCAAAGAACCAAGCAACGTGCTTATGTCTTTGCTTGGCATACTTGTAGATTCAGGCAAACGATTTGCAGCAATAGGCGACATGAATGTCGGTGATATGAACCAAGCGATGCCTGTTGGAACTACCGTTGCGTTGTTAGAGCGCGGTACAAAAGTTATGAGTGCAATCCATAAGAGGCTGCATTACGCGCAAAGATTAGAGTTTGGTTTGCTATCTAAAGTATTCAGCGAGTACCTGCCTCCAGAGTATGCGTATGAGACTGGCACTGGCCCTAGAGAAATCAAACAAACTGATTTTGATGAGCGGATAGATGTTGTTCCGGTTTCAGATCCAAACATATTTTCTCAATCACAACGAATAACGCTTGCTCAAGAATTGTTACAAATGGTTCAGTCTAATCCGCAAGTGCATGGTCCCAACGGGATATACGAAGCTTACAAAAGAATGTACGGCGCGTTGGGCGTAGACAACGTGGAAAGCTTGTTACAACCCCCTCCAGACATGACTCCAAAACCTATAGACGCAGGATTAGAAAACTCTGCGTTTTTGATGGGCCAACCAGCACAGGCGTTTGAAGGACAAAACCATAGGGCGCATGTCGAGACTCACAGGGCATTGTTTTTGACTCAAGTGGTAAAAGAAAACCCGCAGATACAGGCGATGATTATTAGCCATATTATGCAGCACTTACAATTCCTTGCTGCGGAATTGGCGCGAGAGCAAATGCCTCCAGAAACCATGCAAAGAATTGAACAAGTCCAGCAACAACTTGGTCAAATGCCGATAGACCAACAACAACAAACAGCTCAACAAATACAAATGTTGTTAGACCAATTTGCAGCTCCGATTATGGCGCAGCTTAGCGAAGAGTTTTTACAGTCTATTGGTCAGGGCGGCGAAGATCCTTTGGTTGAGATAAGAAAAGCTGAAGTCGAGCTAAGAAATAAAGAGCTAGATCAAAACCAAAATCAGTTTGAATCTAAACAAGACCAACGCGCTCAAGAGAAGTTGTTAGAAACGGAAATCCAATCGCAGCGCATTAATGTGCAAAAAGAAGTAGCTGATGATAAACTAGATGTTGCTTTGCAACGGTTGCAACAGCAAGCAGACTTAAAGCTACTCGAATTAGAACAGAAAATGCGAGGCTAAAGTCAGGGAGAAACTATGACAACAAGTTACAAAATAGAGGCGGTTAAGGAATTGCGAGCGCAAAAAAAGCTTGATCGTGAAGCGGAAGCTGAAGCTTTATCAGCACAGAATGCAGAAGTTGCTAAAGCGCATGCAGAAAACTTAGCAAGAATTGCTAAGAAAGAAGCAAGTATAGCCAGCGGAGCGGGACCAGTTTCTGAGCCAGAGCCTGAAGCTGAGCCTGAAGTTAAACCAGAGCCTGTAGCTGAAAAGCCAGCAGCTAAAAAAGCAGCCCCCAAGAAAAAGGGTAGGCCTGCTAAAAAAAGCTAGGGAGTATTTATGGAAGGTTACACTAAGTACAAGCGCAATAAGAAAACCATCAAAAAAGTGGTTGATGGCGTAACTATGAACGCTGGTGTTGAAAAGATTGTTGAAGCCAGAGGAAAGGGCGCAGCAACCAAAGGGAACAAATTCAAAGTCAGAGCTTAATGGACGATATAACGCTTTACGATAGAATCAAAAAAGCTATCAAAGACAGAGAAACGCAGATCAGCGAGACACTTATGTCAGGAGCGTTGGAAAGTATAGAACATTATAAATTTTTGCAAGGCGAGCTTTCTGCGTTATACTATCTTGAATCGGAGATAAAAGAATATAACAAGGAACTGTAATAAATGTCTGAAACAGCAAAAAAAGTAGCTACAGATGCTTATGTCGATTTAGAGGACAGAGTCCTCGATCCCTCCTTATTGGAAAAATCAGTATTAGAAAGAATGCCGCAACCTACAGGTTGGCGCATTTTGGTGCTTCCATATGGCGGTAAACAAAAAAGCAAGGGTGGCATTTTGTTAACTAGCGAAACCGTCGAGCGAGAAGCTCTTGCTACGGTTGTTGCATACGTTGTGAAGATGGGTCCGCAGTGCTATAACGACACGGACAAATACGGTGAAAATCCTTGGTGTGAAGAAAAGCAGTGGGTTTTAATTGGCCGTTATGCTGGCGCTAGATTTAAGCTTGAAGATGGTGCTGAAGTTAGAATCATTAACGATGATGAAGTCATAGCAACAATTTTATCCCCTGATGATATAATGAGTGTATAACCATGGTAGAAAAAAACGAAATTCAAAACGAAGCTGAAGAAATAGAAGTCGATATACAAGACTTGCCAGAAGACGGGCAACAAGCTGCGGACTCTGATGAGGAGCTTGCAAACTATACGAAAAGTGTCAGCAAGCGTATTAACAAAAAGAACCAGCAAGTCAAAGCAGCTGAAGATAGAGCAGCGCAACTAGAACACATGGTTCGAGAGCAACAAGCACAGCTTGCTGCTTTGTCACAATCTCAAGTCGCGCAACAAGCGACTGTTCTCCAAAAAGAAGAAGAAGCGTTTGAGGCTAAAGAGCGAGAAGCAGCAGACCTCTACAAAAGAGCAGTAGAGTCTGGTGATGCTGACCTGATGAGCAAGGCCGACGATCTGAAAGGCGATCTTAGGATACAAAAAGAAAAAATTAGACTTGCTAAAAACAGACAGCAACAAGTCCCTCAACAACAAACTGTTGACCCTTCTTACTATCAACAGCAACCAGCTGCTCAAGAGCAAGCGGTTGAACCAACGTCAGAAGCGTTGTCTTGGTATGAAAGCAACAAGTGGTATGGCGATCAAGAAGATCCTAGCAATCTAGAGGCAACTCAGTTTGCGTTTTTTCAGCATAACATGCTAATTAACGAAGGATTTGAGCCAGACTCTGATGAGTATTATGGTGAGCTGAACAATCGAATTTATAAAGTTTATCCACATCTGCAATCTGCGGATGGGGGTGACGGTCAAAAGGAAGATAGACCCTCCGTGCAAAGAGTCGCTTCCGCTTCCGTTGGAAGTCGTCAACAAACACGCGGCAAAAAGAACGGCGTAACTTTCTCGAAGTCAGAAGTCGAGCGCCTTCGAGGGTTAAAACCGCACAACATGTCTGAACAAGACTGGTTGAAACGAGTAGCCCAAGAAAAGCAAAAAATTGCTCAAAGGGAGGCAGTATGACAGCTACAGAAAAGAAAGAAACGAATCGAAACTCACGTGAATCCGAGACGCACGATAAACAAGCTCGTAGACAACCATGGAGGCCAGTAAGAAAACTGGAAACGCCTCCTCCGCCTCCGGGTTATACCTATAGGTGGATTAGGGCGGAAATGCTTGGTGAAGAAGACCGTGCTAACGTGTCAAGACGCATCCGTGAAGGGTGGGAATTGGTTACAGCAGCTGATCTTCCTTCAGAGTGGCAACACATGCCAAGCGTTGAAGACGGAAGAAACACTGGCGTAATAACTAACGAAGGTTTGCTTTTGGCAAAAATTCCTACTGAAACGATTGCAGAGCGTAATGCTTACTATCAACAGAAAAACGTAGATGCTGTGGATGCTTTAGACAACACAGTGTTCAGCGATGCTCAACGTGATGGTAGGTACGTGAAGTATGACCCTCAGAGGGATACAAAGGTAACCTTTGGTAAATCTTAAAAGGAGTAATTCTTATGGCTAATAGAGATGCCGCTTTTGGGTTGAAGCCAGTCAAGATGATTGGTGGATCTCCATACTCCGGGGGCGTGAGTCGATACCGTATTGCTGCGAACTATGGAACTTCAATTTTCCAAGGCGATATGGTGATGCAAGTCACTGGAGGAACCGTTGAAATACACGCAGATGGTGGGACTGTTCCCATTGTAGGCGTTTTCAATGGGTGTCAATATACCGATCCTACGACTGGTGAACAGGTTTACAGCAACTACTACCCCGCAAGTACAAATACTTCGGATATTATCGCTTTTATTATCGATGATCCGAATGTCGTATTTGAGGTGCAGGCAGATGCTGCCTTCCCGGTTGCCGATCTGTTTGGTAATTTTGACATAGTGTACACATCAGCAGGAAGTACCAAGACTGGTATTTCTGGCGCAGAACTTAAAGTCGCTGATGGTGGAACAGGAACAACATTGTCTGTAAAGGCAATCGACATTTCTGAAGATCCTGACAACGATGACGTAGCGTCTGCTAACACTAATGTGTATGTCGTTATTCAAAATCATATATTCGGCGTTAAAGGCGCTGGACTAGCTTAGGAGGTTAATTAGATGGCTATATCAAGAGCGCAATTAGCGAAAGAGCTGGAACCGGGCCTTAACTCTCTCTTCGGTATGTCGTATGACTCATACGACCAAGAGTATGCTGACATCTTCGTAATGGAAGATTCACAGCGTGCCTTTGAAGAAGAGGTGTTGATTACTGGTTTTGGCAGCGCACCAACAAAAACAGAGGGCGGAGGTGTATCCTTCGACAATGCTAACGAAAGCTTTAGCGCACGTTATACCCACGATACAGTGGCTTTAGCGTTTGCTTTAACTGAGGAAGCGGTTGAAGACAACCTTTACGACTCACTTGGCAAGAGATATGTCAAAGCTTTAGCACGTTCAATGGCTCATACCAAAGAAGTGAAAGGCGCAGACGTTCTCAATAACGCATTCAGCTCTTCCTTTACTGGAGGAGATGGTGTTTCACTGATCAATACAGCTCACCCACTTGCGGGTGGTGGAACTGCTGCGAACAGAGCAACAACCATGGCAGACCTTAACGAGACATCGTTAGAAGACGCGCTGATTGACATTTCCACATTTACTGATGACAGAGGTCTAACTGTAAGTGTTCAAGCGACGAAACTTATTGTTCCGCCGCAACTGACATTTATTGCAGATAGAATATTAAACTCTCCCGGTAGATCTGGAACTGCTGACAATGACATAAATGCAATTAGAAACACGGGCGTTCTTCCCGGTGGTTACAGTGTTAACCACTATTTGAACGATCCTGATGCTTTCTTCTTGTTGACTACTGTCACAGAAGCAGGTGAAGGCCTTAAAGGTTTCCAAAGAACAGCGATGGAAACTGCAATGGAACCAGACTTTACGACTGGCAACATTCGCTACAAGGCTAGAGAGCGTTATAGCTTTGGCTTCTCCGATTGGAGAGGAGTCTACGGCTCGCAAGGTGCTTAATTGAACCAACAGTAGGGTTTATAACTCAACTACTGAGAAAGAGGGCTTCGGCCCTCTTTTTTTATGCCTAAATACATATGTACATAAAGTTGCACATGGACACGGAATCAAGTATATTAAGCATATAGATTGAAAAAACCGGAGATAAACATGGAACTGAAGCTAGATTGGTCAAAAGAAACGGTCCACACAGATGGCCGTTTTGTTAGTACCGCTAATCCTACTTCTGAGTTTTGGGACGTATGGCGCGAAAAGAAAGCGGCTATCAAAGCTGCTGGTTACGTTGTTGGCAAGGTTAAAGACAAGTTTGTAGTCACGCGATACAGAGACAATGATCAGGCTATTGCTGACTCTCAAGCTGTTGATGCAGACATTGAGATTCCAGTGCCAGCTGGCTTGTCTTACCTGCCGTACCAGAAGGCTGGTATTTCTTATGCCATGCAACGCTCGTCTACTCTTATTGGCGACGAGATGGGCTTAGGCAAAACCATACAAGCTATCGGCGTGATCAACGCAACTGCACCTAAGACTGTATTGGTGGTTTGCCCAGCATCTCTAAAGATCAACTGGAAAAACGAAATGACTAAATGGCTGGTTGCTGAGCGCGACATTCAGATCGTTAACGGTGGTGGTGAGCAGATCCCTGCTGAGCCAGATGTAGTGATAATCAACTATGACGTTCTGTCTAAGCACCAAGATGCAATCAATGCTCGCACGTGGGACTTGGTTATCATGGACGAGGCTCATTACATCAAAAACCCAAAAGCCAAGCGCACTGGCGTTGCTGTAGGCATTAAAGCAAACCGCAAGGTTGTATTGACCGGGACACCAATTACAAACCGTCCTATCGAGCTACAGCCTATTGCTGGTTATCTTGACCCTGTTACTTTTGGTAACTTCTTCAAGTTTGGCCGTAAGTATGCAGGCGCATACAAAGACCGATTCGGCTGGAACTTTGACGGCGCGTCTAATCTAGATGAGCTGCAAAGATTGTTGCGTCAGTCGTTCATGATTCGCAGGAAGAAAGACGAGGTGTTGAAAGAGCTGCCTGCGAAGGTTCGCCAAATCATTGTGTTGCCTAACAACGAGTATAGCGACGAGATGAAAAAAGAGTTTGAAACCATGGCAGAGGCAGTGGTAGAGACTTCATCTCAAGATATTGATTTTGAGCAAATGTCAGGCGTGCGACATGAAACCGCTCTTGCCAAGGTTGCAGACGTTGTGTCTCACCTAGAAAGCATTGATCACCAAGTTGTTGTTATGGCGCACCACAAAGATGTTGTTGAAGGCATCAAAGAAGGTTTAGAGGCAGCTGGTAAGTCTGTGGTTACTCTTACAGGTGATTGCAGCCAAGCTCACAGGCAAAATTCTGTTGATACGTTTCAAGCTGGTAACGCTGACGTATTTATCGGCACAATTGGAGCTGCTGGTGTTGGTATCACTTTGACTTCTGCAAGCCACGTTGTTTTTGCTGAGTTGGACTGGGTTCCCGGTAACGTCTCACAGGCCGAAGATCGATGCCACAGGATTGGCCAAGAGAACTCTGTCTTGGTTCAACACTTGGTTGTTGACGGCTCAATTGACGCTAGACTGGCTGAAGTCTTAGTCAGCAAGCAAAAGGTTTTGGATAAAGCTTTAGACAATGTGGTTACTAACAGCATCAGTATCGAGGAGATCGCAATAGATGTGGAAACTGTGGAAAAAGCATTCTCAGCTAAAAACAAAAAATCGCCTAAGCCTTTGCCTGCAACTGTGGTGGCTTCACTACAGGATTTCGTATCTTGTGTTGCAAGTGCATGTGACGGAGCGTTTGAAGAAGATGGCTCTGGTTTTAACAAGATAGACAGCGGCTTCGGACATTCTCTTGCTAGGCAAAATAATTGGACCCCTGCTCAGCAACGCGCTGCTAAAACCATGGTGAAAAAGTACAAAAGACAGATATTTGCTGCGGGACTAGAAAAGCAGTACCACAAAATCTACGCATAAAGAAAGGGCTTCGGCCCTTTTTATTTGTTTTTAGGTTTTTGGTGGTATACTGACAGAGTCACTACGGTATTTGGATGGTCCAAATGCTGGTCTAAAATTATAGGAGGACTGTAGCATGACAACACACTTTACGAGCGGAGTAACCAATGTTTCAGCTGATGGAACATTAGGTAAATTAAAAACCCCAGCGCCACATAAGTATCATAGTTATTTTAACGACTTCGATACTTATCTAGCGAGCGACTGGACGATCACAACAACAGAAGACGGTACTGGGTCTGCAACAGAAGCATTAGCTGATGGCGATGGCGGTCTTTTGTTAGTAACTAACGCTGCTGGCGACAATGACAATGACTTTTTTCAGTTAGTCAAAGAAGGCTTTAAGTACGAAGCTGGCAAACAACTAGCGTTCAACATGCGGTTTAAAACCAATGACGCAACGGAAACTGACATCGTTGCTGGTTTGCAGCTGACGGACACATCTCCGTTAGACGTTACCGATGGCATTTTCTTTTTGAAATCAGATGGAGCGACAACTGTTACTTTCATAGTTGAAAAAGACAGCACTCAATCTACTTTAGATTTGCCTACTGCGTTAGCTGACGACACTTTCATGACTGTAGGATTTGTATATGATCCTAAAGATCAAAAGTTTCATGTTTTCCAAAACAATGTGTTAGCTGGCACAGTAGTTAGTACAAACGTGCCTGACAATGAAGAGTTAACCGTTTCATTTGGCATACAAAATGGTGCTGCTGCTGCAAAAACTTTGACTGTCGATTATATCGGCGCTCACAAAGAACGCACTGCGGTCACTGAACTATAATAGGAGGTGAACCATGGCTGATGCTGTAGCTTCACAAACTATTCAAGACGGAGAGCGAACCGCAGTAATGCGGTTCACTAACGTGTCTGATGGATCAGGCGAATCTGCGGTAGTAAAGGTGGATGTGTCTGCCTTAGCCGCAAACTCGGCTGGAAAGGCTTGCACTGAAGTTGCTATTCAAAGAATTTATTGGGCTACCGTAGGTATGTCCGTTAAGTTGGATTTTGATGCAACTACCAATGTATTGCTTGTTGGTTTGCCAGCAGATTCAACGGGTGACGAGTATTACGATAATTTTACCGCGATTCCAAACAATGCGGGATCTGGTAAAACTGGAGATGTGCTTATAACCACAACCGGACACAGTAGCGGTGACACGTATTCTATTATTTTAGAAATGATTAAGAAATACGACTAGGGGAAGTTTATGGCATTTTTCCGAGCTTACGAGTCCGATGTAGGACCAAACCCTTTTCAATATGGCCAGAGTTTAAGGGGCGTGCCAAATGTTATGCCTAGGCAACCGATGGGCGGTATAGCTGGTTTATTTGACAGATTAAGAGCTTCTGGGCGGTTTCAACCGCAGTATCCCGGCGGCGGCAGAGGCTTTCCCGGTATGCAAAGAGGCTTTCCCGGCGGTGGAGGAGGATTCTTCGGTGGGTTTAGGCCTAGATTAAGGCGTAGACGCAGACCGCCTCCGCAAATGCCAGATTACTCAAGTCAGTTTTCTAGCTTAGAAGCAAAAATAAAAGAATTACAAGACCAGCTTGCTGCAAGACAAACGGCTACGCCGTTACCTGACCCCGTGGCAAATCTTCCTGAACCAAGAGTTGGCACTTTGGGAGGCACTGGTGTCGGAGAGTATCCATTAGGAACTGCTGGCCCACGCAACATCCCACAGATAGATCCGATTGCTCTTCAAGAATTACAAGATCGTATTGCTGGCGCTTCTGCTACAGCGGTTCCTCCTATGAGCGTGCCACCAAATATAGATTTACCACAACTAGGAATGGAAGAGGCGCTGCCAAGAAGAGGCGGCATGTTGCCGCGAGGAGATTCTGGCGGTAGAAAAATGATTAAACCACCATCAATTGAAAGAATTATGCCTCCGATGCAGCAGGTTCCTGATGTGATGCCTCCGATGCCGCAAGTCGATCAAGGTTTGTTAGAATCATTCAACATTAATCCAGCCTCGCAAAACTTTGGTCTTACAGCCACTTTTGATCCTGATACGGGTGAATATGTAACAGATTTGGGTGGTATGGGTTTTCAAGGCGCACAAAGATTTAAAAGGCAGACACCAGATGAATTTGCAGCGCAACTAGCGCCAAAACCAAAACCGATGCCTATGCCTGAGCCTTTGACTATTGCAAAGCCGATGCCTATGCCATCTTTACCTAAGTTTCCAATGCCACAAATTGACCCAATGGGGCGCGTGGCAGCTCCATTAACAAGAGGTCCGGTTAACACGGCTATTAATATGCCTATGGTTGGCATGCGTGGACCGGGAGCAAGGATGAGATAATGACACAAAAGAAAATTAACAAGGTAATTAAAGGATTGAAGAAAGCCAGCAAAACGCACGCACAACAAGCCAAGACCTTGGGCGCTATTAAGATGAAGGAAGGCGGTAGCATACCTGATAACGTAAAAAACCCTAAACTTTACTCGCAAGCTAAATCTAAAGCTAAAGCCAAATTTGATGTATATCCATCTGCATACGCTAATGCGTATATGGTAAAAGAGTACAAAAAAATGGGCGGTACATACGCAGCCAAAGGCGGTGCAATTAGAAAGAAGAGCGGAGGTGATGTGTCACTAAAACAAGTACCAAAAGGCAACAAAGGCTTAGGCAAACTGCCTACTAAAGTGCGAAACAAAATGGGTTACATGAAAAACGGCGGAACCGTAATGATGGTACAAGGCCGTGGTTGTGGTGCGATTGACCCAAGCAAGCAAAAAAAGACCAGAGTGCCTAGAACCTAATGAGCTTAAAAACTTGGTTTGGTAAAGGATCAAAAGGCGACTGGGTTGATATAGGCGCTCCTAAAGTAGACGGCAAGTTTCAGGCGTGTGGCAGGAAATCGGCTTCAGGCAGCAAACGCGCTTACCCCAAGTGTGTGCCAAGATCCAAGGCAAACAGCATGTCTAAAAATCAAATTGCTTCTGCGGTAAAGCGCAAAAGATCTAAAAAGCAAGGTGTAGGCGGCAAACCTACTAACGTGCGGACTATGACTGCTCGTAACGGTGGTATAATTAGAAAACAATCAAACATGGGTTTGTTTGGCAGAGTTTAAGGAGCGATTATGACTTATAAAAAAACAAAAGGTTACTCGGTTAACAAGAAGTCCAAAGGCGGAGCCATGATGAAGAAGTCGAAAGGCGGCGCTCTCATGAAAAAGTCTAAGGGCGGTTCTATGATGAAAAAGACTAAGAGTAACGGCGTAAGCGGAGCTATCAATAAGCTGGCGGTTAAGAAATCCAAGGGCGGAGCCATGATGCGTAAGTCTAAGGGCGGGGCCATGATGAAAATGTCGAAAGGCGGATCAATGAACAAGAAGTCTAAAAAATAAATTGTGTCCTACCTTATTAGTAACATCCCTCATTTTAAATGCTGGATCAGGAGGGAGTTTACGCACAACCATGAAAAGTATCATGATGAGTACATACACGCTTTAGCTATCGCTGTTAACACTATTCCAGACAGGTCTTTAAGCTTTCAAGTTGTCTTTACAGGTTGCGAATCAGATTGTGATGACAACGATGAGGGCAACATACATGGCGGCGCAATGTGGGCCAGAATGCCAATACAAGGCATGGTTTTTGACGTACCCATGGAAGAATTTCCAAGGCCAATGGAGGATCATTTAGCGCAACCGTGGGACTGTGAATCGAGAAACCATGCGGTTACTGTTATGGACAGAGTCAGCTCTTCTCCTTGGATTGCTAAAATTAACGGCGACTTTTATCAGGCAAAATACTTGTTTACGGTTGACTACACCGATTCTGATATTGCAGATGATCCTGCACAACATAAACAAAGTCATGTATTATATATTACTGAAGATTGCGAATGGAAAGGCAATCTGGTTGCATTACCTAACAATAGGGTTAGGGCAACTAGCCCAGCATTGTGGGTTACCGGGGAAGGCGCTCCTGACTTTAAGCCTTCACAGTGGACTCATAGCGCGGAAGGGCATGAAAGTTATTTAGATCCTGCGATAACTTTCAACAATTTATACGAGGATTGATATGGCAGTGTCAGGCAGTAAAAATTTTGAACCTGATGTAGCGGAGTACGTCGAAGAAGCTTTTGAGCGTTGTGGCTTAGAGCTTCGCACTGGTTATGATTTAAGAACTGCACGCCGTAGCGTAAATTTAATGTTGGCCGAATGGTCTAATCGCGGTTTGAATCAATGGACGATCAAACAAAAAACCGTGACTATGGTCAAAGACACAAAAACGTACAACATTGATTCTACGAATCCCACTGCGCCGATTGATGTGTTAGACGCTTTTGTCAGGGAAACGATAGGCGGCAGTGATGTAGACATGCCGATTAGCAGAATTAATCGAGCAGAATACGCAAACATTACGAACAAAAGCACCACAGGCAAACCAAACCAAATATTTGTAGACAAACAAACTACACCAACAATTTCGGCTTGGCCTGTTCCCGACAAGAATTCTACCTATGTAATTCATATGAACGTGTTGACTCGTATGGACGATGCCGATGCTGCAACTAACACAATGGACGTTCCGTTTCGGTTTTATCCGTGTTTTACGGCTGGCTTGGCTTACTACATGAGTTTAAAAAAAGCACCAGAGCGCACGCCTGTGTTGAAACAATTGTACGAAGAAGAGTTTCAAAGGGCTATGTCCCAAGATCAGTCTAGAGCTTCGTTTAGAATTTCCCCTAATCTTGGTGGGTATAACTCGGCTTAATCATGGCATTCGCAAGCGGAAAAAAAGCATACGGTATTTGTGACATAACAGGATTCAGATATAGATTGCGCGAAATGAAGATGACTTGGGACGGCTTGTTAGTTGGTCCAGACCAATGGTCACCTAAGCATCCGCAGCTGCAACCTAAGCCACACAAAGCAGATCCTGAAGCTTTGAAGAATGCAAGGCCAGATACACAAGATGATAATAATGCCTTTGTGGTGTACACAAATGTGCAAAGTGGTATACTTGGCACTAAACTAGATACCTACGAAATTACAGTAGGTCTAGGCGAGGTAACCATAACGACATCATGAGCTTTACATTAGCAACATTAAAAACCGCGATTCAAGATTATCTTGAATGTACTGAATCTACGTTTGTTACGAATCTGCCCACTTTTATTAAAGAAGCAGAGTCTAGAATCTTTAAGCTGGTTGAGCTGCCTAAGCAACGCAAAAACGTGCAAGGAACGCTTACTTCTAGCAGTAGATTTTTGGCAACGCCAAGTGACTTTTATGCGCCATTTAGCGCAGCAATTGTTTCTAGCAATACCTACACGTATTTAGAGTACAAGCATCCGTCATTTATGAAGGAGTTTGCGCCGTCTACTACAACGACAGGACAGCCCAGATATTATTCTTTGTTTGATGACACGGCTTTTGAGATTGCACCCATACCTGATGCAAACTACACGGTTGAGCTTCACTATCTTTATAAACCAGCGTCTTTGACTTCTGGTGCTGAAAGTGGAACAACCTTTTTATCCACAGACTATCCTGACGCTCTTCTTTATGGTTCTCTCGCAGAGGCGGCAGTGTTCTTGAAAGAAACTCCAGACGTAATGGCTACGTTTGAAGGACGTTTCAAAGAGGCCATTGCTCGAATGAAGACCATAGCGGAGGGACGCGAACAAAGAGATGAATATCGTTACGACCTCCTGAGAACAGGAGTTAGTTAATGCCAAAAATCAAGTCTCTTGAGGGCGCTCACGTGGCGATTGTGGCGCTGGGCAATTCACAAGTTGATTACGCAATAGGCCGAGAAAACGGTGTTGAATGGGACGAGGTTTGGACCATCAATTCAGCAGCTGCGGTATACAAATCAGATCGCATGTTTATGTTGGACCCAGCAAGTCGGTTTTTTGATACTGATGACGCTGGGGCGCAAACCGATGTGCTTAAAAAGTTTTTGCCAGAGTGTGACATACCTTGTTACACGTGCGATCTAGATCCAAGAGTGCCAAGCGCGGTTTTGTATCCAATAGAAGAAGTGGTGCAAGAAACTAAGTGCGCCTATTTAAATAACACAATTCCTTTGACGATTGCTTTTGCCTACTGGAACAAGGTTGCGCGAATAGATTTGTTTGGCATAGATTTTAGCTACACCCACAATTTACATTTTGCA